TTTAAGTCTGAGTTAAAAATGATAGAAGCGGGATACTTTGCTAAGCCTGTAATGGTCTCTGCGGTAAACCCTTATAATTTACTCTCGACAAATAAAAACTCTTTAAAGGTATATAATAATAACTGGGCCTCTGCAATAAAGAAAATAAAAGGTAACCATACTATGCAAGTAGACCTCGGATTAAAACTAAAAGAGGACGTAACTATTAAATACGATTTAACAAAAGAGAACGAAAAAAGGCTACAATCGTTATGAGCGAAGATTTAGAGAAAGAAATAAGAATTATATATAAGCAAAAAGGAGGCAGAATTAGCAAACATTTAAAGGCCGAGTTTGTAGAGTTATGTCAAAACGACTTTAATTATAGACCCGATATGGGCTGCGGTAAGTGTATATATAAACATACAGTTAAATTATTCGATAAGTATTTAAATGAATCTTAAAGAAATAAAGCCTAATTTAAAAAATCCTCGGTTAATAAAAGACGAGAGATTCGAGAAGCTAAAAAAATCTATTAGGGAGTTTCCTAAAATGATGAGGCTAAGACCTATAGTAGTAGATTACGAGAATACTATACTAGCGGGTAATATGAGATATAAGGCCTTAATAGCTTTAGGGTATACTAATATACCTAACGAGTGGGTAAGAAGAGCCGACGATTTGACAGACGAAGAGGCTAAAAGATTTATTATAGCAGATAATATAGGATTCGGCGACCACGATTGGGAGATATTGGCCAACGAATGGGACGATAACGAGTTAAAAGATTGGGGATTAGAAGGCTTCCCTTTTGATTTAGGAGGCCCAGAAGATAAAATAGACAGAGATAAGCAGTTAGAATACTGCGAGAAATGCGGGAAAAGAATATGAACAAAACCGAACAACATAAAAAAGCAATGTTAGAAGCTCTAGAGCATTCTTTAGGGATAGTTACTTCGGCCTGTAAGAAGGTAGGTATAGGAAGGACTACTCATTATGAGTGGCTAAAGACAGACGAGGAATATAAAAAAGCGGTAAATAGTATTGAGGATGTTGCTTTAGATTTTGCAGAATCTCAGTTACATTTACAAATACAAGACGGAAGTACTGCAAGTACTATATTTTATCTTAAGACTAAAGGTAAAAAAAGAGGCTATATAGAAAGGACAGAAGTACAACAGGAGACTACTATAAAGTCTCTAGATATTAATATAATAGATACGGGCGTCCCTTTGGCGTCTAACGAAAAGGATATAGTTGATTAGTACCTCTTCCCTATATAGACAAAACTTTAATTCTACTAAGGATATAGTAGTAAACCAAGGGGGCACTTCCTCGGGAAAGACTTACGCTATTTTACAGGTGCTATTCGCTAAGGCCATTTCTGAGACTTGCATTATTACAGTAGTGGGACAGGATATACCTAATTTAAAAGTAGGGGCCCTTAGAGACGCTATAGACATTCATAACGGAGACGAAGCTATAAAGCAACAGGTAGTATTCTATAATCGCTCAGATAGAGTGTTTAGTTTTATGAATGGCTCAATAATGGAGTTTAATTCTTACGATAATGACCAAGACGCTAAAAGTGGTAAGAGAGATTATCTCTTCGTAAATGAGGCTAACGGGATACAGTACAATATATACGAGCAGTTATCGCTTAGAACTCGTAAACAGGTCTATATCGATTATAACCCCGATACTAGTTTCTGGGTGCACGATAAAATAATACCCCTTCCAAATACAGAATTAATAATTTCTGACCATAGACATAACCCTTTTTTAAGCGATAAGATTAGGGACAAAATAGAGGGCCTAAAATTTAAAGATCTAGATTTATGGAAAGTCTACGCTAGAGGGATAACGGGCCGTATAGAGGGCCTTATATTTAAGAAGTGGTATATACTAAACGAGGACTTTAGCAATAAGAATTTAATAGGGTACGGGATAGATTTTGGGTTTACTAATGACCCCACTACTTTATTAGAGGTTAGAATGCAAGACGGAGAACTATACGTAAAAGAGTTAATCTACGAAACAGGCCTAACAAATCAAGATATCTCTACTAAAATGGAGGCCCTAGGAGTTAGTAAGTCTGCTTTAATAGTAGCAGATTCGGCAGAGCCTAAAAGTATAGAGGAGTTAAGGCGTCTTAGATGGACTATAGACGGCGTTAAAAAGGGTAAAGATTCTGTTATGTTTGGAATTAACCTACTCAAAGGATACGCTATAAATGTACAGGCCTCTAGCGTTAATCTAATTAAAGAGCTTGAACAATACAAATGGAAAGTAAATAAGAACGGAGATAGCCTTAACGTACCTATAGACGAATATAACCACGCTATAGACGCCCTAAGATATTTAATAATGCACAAATTTAGTAAAAAAGGATATGGACAATACACAGTCATATAATATAACAGTAGGCCAATATCAAGCCTTAAACGATATAGACGAGGGTTTATCTCTAATCGAGCAGAATATATACGCGGTAGCTGCTTTAAAAGATATAACCTACGAAGAGGCCGCTAAGATTAAAATGTCTGAATTCAAAAAAATAGTAGAAATTATACAGGAGTTTAATGTAACGCTATTAGAAAAAATACGGATAAAAAACAAGGTATTTTTAAATGGTACCGAATACCACTTAGAACATAAACCCGATAAGCTAACTAGTGGCCAACTCCTGGACGTTATCAATATTAGGAGTAAGCACCAAGGCGAAGCCGTTAAGGTAATGGATTTACTACTCGCTGCTATGAGTAGGCCAAAAGGTAAAGAATACGGGGACGATAAATTAACGCTCACAGAAAGAGCGGCCTTATTTAAGGGTGTAAAATTAGACGAGGTTTGGAATGTCTTTGTTTTTTTTTGGAATCTTTGGAACGATTACTTTCTAGATTCGGAGGCCTCTTTACGAAAGTGGATGGGGGAAACGGTGGAAATGACGAGGGAGATTTTGGACAACGATGGGGACTCTTCAGTATAATTGCAGCTATGGCAGACCTACATAATATAAGTATAAAAGAGGCTACAAAATTAGGAGCGATAGAGTTTCTTAATTGGTGGGCCTATATGGTAGAAAAAAACGACTACGAAAATAATGGCAAATAAAGAGAGAAAAGCATTTGAGAATATACTAGCGTCCTATTGGCAGAAAATAGTAGACGAATTAATGCAGAATATTAAAGACGCCTACCCTTTCTCCCAAGGAGGAACTGCGGCAGCAATAGGAGAAAATAAGGGAAATCTTATTCAGATAACTTCACAGGGCTATTTAGTTACTATAACTATGCCAGACTATTACCAATTTTTAGACGAAGGGGTAAGCGGGGCTATAAAGAATAAAAATATAAGTAGGTTTAAATATAAGGATGGCGGTAAAGGTAGAGGCGGAAAGGGCCAAAGAGGAGTACCTAACTTAGGAGCTATACGTCGATTTATGTTAAATAGAGGGATAAATACTTTTGAAGATATAAAATCTAAAAGAGGATTTAAAGGTAGGAATACTAGGTCGGGTAAGAAAAGAGACGCCGAAGAGATAAGACAAAATGTAGCCTACGTTATAGCTTATAGTATATGGAAAAACGGACAGGAGCCTACTAACTTCTATTCTAGCGTAATAAATGACCAAGAAATACTAGAATTTGAAAAGAGAATATTAGTACAATATAAAAAATATATTCTAAGTATTACCGATATTTAAATATTTTGTATTAGTTTTGTATACATAATGAAAGAAACACAAACAAATTACTATTGGAATGAAGACACTATTAGCTACTTTAAAGAGGTATCTAAGGCTAATAATGAATTAGACACTATAAAGGAAATGCTTGTCTTTGTGGAAGATAACTGCGAATTAGAGGAAGGCGAAAAGCACATAGATTTAGCAGCCGACTTATATTTTAAAGTCTTTGGATATTGGAACTAATAAACTAAAACTAAAATTGCCTCTCAGAAATGAGGGGCTTTTTTTATACCCTAAATTTATACGGCCATTTAAGTATATATATATGTATGGCCCTTACAATTCAAGACCAACCGACGACAAATATACCAGAGCCTAGCTTTGCTCCTATAGAGTATCTAGTCAGTAGTACAAATACTACACAAAGCGGATTTAAAGTTATAGCGAGTCTATTTACAGACCCTAGCGGAAGTAATACTAAAATAGCTACGCTTCAGTTAAATACTATTCCGTCGGCTACGCAAGTCGTTACAGATATCCAAAATATTATACAGTCATTTGTAACTAGCGACTATTCTATCTTAACGGGAGATACAGTAGACGTATCACAGAGCGATTTAACAGACTTTAAAATAGCGTTTCAAGAATACTATTCGGGAGCTTTACAGGGCTCTGCGGTAAGTGGTAATACCTTTACTAGTTGGAATGCTTCTCCTAAATATATAGAGTGGGTAGATTTAAGCGGAGGTACTAAAAAATATTTTGACTACAGTATAGAGGACGCTAGTAGCGAAACAGACAAAGAGTTTCTAAACGGATTTAGCCAAGAAGCCGAATGGTTTAATTTAAGCAAAGCAAATAATTTCTTAAAAATTAGATCTATTCAAAAATATCAAGCGAGTTGGATTATGAGGGGAGGCAATACCGATACATATAAAATATACTTGCTAACTATGGACGATACGTTTAGCACAATATTACAAACTACTATGACTGCGGCAAATACTGCGGGATTATATAAGTTAGACGTAGGGCCTTCGGAAGTAGCTTCTCATTCCTGGGGAAGCACTCCCGTAATGACTAACGTTAAATATTACGCTCTAAGAATATTAAACTTTACGGAAGATGTTTGGGCCACAAAAACGATAATGTTTGAGATTGACGACTGCGAGAATACCTACACAGATTTTGAACTACACTATTTAAATAGAAAGGGCGGATATGATAGCTTTACTTTTAGCGGCAAATCTCAACAGAATACAGACATAAAAAAGAACTTCGCTAAATATAATACTAGAACTATAGGGGCCAGTTCAATAACTCATAAAACATACGCTCAGAGAAAGAGAGCATTTCATACCTCTACTATGGATAAATTTAAGTTATCTAGTAGATTATTAAAAGATTTTGAGGTAGAAGGCCTAGAGGATTTAGTATCCTCTCCCGAAGTCTATTGGAAAAACGACGGTAACTTTGTATCTGTAAACGTAACTAATAACAGTTATAGACACTCTAAAAGTGAGAACGGAGAAGTTTACTCTATGGAGCTTGAGATAGAAATAGACAACTCAGATAAGCGACAATGGTAATAGAGCACATAATAGCGGGTTATTCTATACCTCATAACGAAGGGCCTATCCCGTTAACTAAGGAAGCCTACGACGTAAATAACCCTCAGAAGCGTTTAACGGACTTTTCTAAGACGATTACAATACCAGAGAACAGAATCGTTAATCAGATATTCGAACACGCTTTCGACGTTAATATAGACCTCCAAACTTTTAACCCTAACTTAAAGACTAGCTATCAAATTATACAGGACGGCGTAACTGCTATAGATGGATACTGCCAACTTAAGGCCATAACAAATACAGACGGCCTAATTAATTACGAGATACAGGCCACAGGGAAGATAGGAAACCTATTCGAGAAGATAAGAGATAAATACCTACAGGACTTAGATTTAAGCTCTTTAGACCATTCCTGGACGAGTACTAATATTGTCGATAGTTGGACGGCCACAATAGGCCAAGGCTACGTCTATCCTATGATAGATATAGGAGGTAGAAGCAATTATACTATTTGGAGTACTAAAGACTTTAAACCCTCTATATATCTTAAGCAGTATATAGATACGATATTAAGCGAGGCGGGTTATACTTACGATAGTACCTTTTTAAATAGTGATTTATTTAAGCGTCTTATAATACCTTACGGAAGTGGCCAAATATTACTAGATAATTCCGCTATATTATGCAGAGAGTTTAATGTAAATAAAACAAGTAGCCAAACTGTAGACTGCCAAGATTTTAACGACGTATCTAATAGCGATAATAGTAGGTTAATATTTAACGACGATAGCAGCTCTGAGGACTTCTACAATACCTGTAATAACGAGTATAGTACCTCTACGGGTAAATATACGGCAACAGATACTAATAAAATGTCTTTTCAAGGTGTGTTAAATTTCGATTTGCTATATACTCAAAGCTCAGCAAATAACGCGGCCGACATAAATTTAGCACAGGTTATTTATAATGTATATGTAAATCTATACCTAATAGAAAAAAACGGCACTACATACACTATAAAAGAAAGTTTAAAACTAGACATAACAGAAAACGCTATAGCCAATCCTTTACAAAACCCAACGTCTACTATATTAGATAATACGGTTTCTTTTGCTACGGGCCAAATAGACGTAGTTAGTGGCAGAGAGTATTATTTAGCTATTGGTAGCACTACTTACGATATCGCATATATACAAGGATTTAATATATATAGAAGAGATATAGATATTTTTAGCGAGTTTGAATTTACATTAAAGGCAGATTCTACTTTCGGCTCTAAATTATTAGAAACAGAAATAGGATTAGGCGACACTATAGAAACTAGATTAGTAGTTCCTAAAGAGATTAAGCAGTCGGATTTATTAAGCAGCGTAATTAAGAGATTTAATCTATATATAGACTACGACCCTATAGACGAGAATAAGCTAATAATAGAAACTAGAGACGACTTCTTAACGGATGAAAGAGAAAATCTAGAGCATAAAGTAGATAGGTCTAAGGATTTTGTAATAAAGCCGCTAGGAGCTTTAGACGCGGGTAGGTTTATATTTAAAGACCAACTAGACAAGGACAACCTAAACGATACTTATAATAAGGTAAATGACGAGGTTTACGGCCAATTAACGCTAGACGTACAGAACGACTTTTTAAATAAGGATAAAACGATTACTACTATATTCGCTCCTACTCCTTTACAGACTATAGAGGGAGATAACGATAGGGTACTTTCGTCTATACAATTTATAGACAAAGACAATAAACCCGCAAAAGCTACGGCCAAAATAAGGCTATTATATTGGGGCGGTTTATTAGACACTCAAAAACTTTGGTCTTTAGGTGTTCCTTTGTTTGGGGGTACTTCTTATACGCAGTATCCTTACGCGGGACATTTAGATAATCCTTATAATCCGACCTTTGATTTAAATTGGTTTGTCCCTAAGCAGTTATATTACGATTTTAGCTACGGTAATAAATTTACTCTTAATTATTCTAATAATAATATTTATAACATATATTGGAAAAAACATATAGAGGAAATAACCGACAAAAATAGCAAGATCTTAGAGTGCAATTTATCTCTAAGGCCCTACGATTACAACGAACTTAGCTTTAGGAAGAGTTATTATATAGACGGTAGCTATTGGAGACTGCTAAAAGTAACCGATTTTGACGCTATATCAGAGCAAACGACTAAATGTATGTTCTTAAAAGTAGAGCCTAAAGACGCATTCGTCCCCGAAGTTAAGCCAGTCAGAGGAGGTCAAGACGATTTCTCAGACGATACGCCTATACCTACGGGAGATATGCTAGTATTCCCTAATAATAATAGCGGAAAGTCTCTAGATAGATTACAATTCGGAGACAATATTAAGGGAGGTACTCGCTCTATCGTAGCTAGTAATAATGTAGAGCAAAGTATAGACAAAGCTAACGCTCTAGTAGTGGGAAGCGAAAACGCTAAAATATTTAGCGACAATGTGGCTATAATTAATAGTCCAAATATCCAAACTATAAGACCTAATGAGTCCTATATAAATGGCCTATTTGTAGAAAAGCTTAGAAGCATAGTATTAAATTACGACGTATTGACTAATCTAGAGGAAGAGATACAGGTACTACCGCCCTTAGCGGATAACGAATTCTACGAGGTAACTAGAGGATACGTTAGGCTAGACGGAAACGCTACAACAGGCGGAAGTCATCAAGTAGATATAGTAGAAGATGACGCAACAGAGCATTTAATAGCTAAAGTACCAAGTGCATTCTTTAATACAGATAACAACACAGACTTATTAGAAATAGCTGCACATAATACAACCCCTATTCACTTCGGTAGTGGGCTTAAAATAACTACAAACAATAATATGACGTTTGACCCTGGAACGTCGCTTATAATTAACCTAGTATATAGAATAATAAAACTTTAAGATATGGCCGCAGATAAGAGAGTAGCTTTAGAATTAGCGATTAAATTACAGAGAGGAGATATAACTATAGAAGACCTCACAGAGCAGATAGAACAGGCTAAGAAGGAAATGGCCGAAATGGAAGACACGGGCTCAGACGCTTTTATGGCCCTTAGTCAAGTCGTAGAGACAAACGAGAAAGCTCTCGAGTCTATGAACGAACAAGTTAATAAGAGTAAAAAGGGCTTTGAAGATACGTCTAAGGCTCAAAAAGAAGCGGGGCAATCTAGTAATATATTTGCTAAAGGTATAAAAGCTATAGGGACAGGATTAAAAGCCTTGGGAATTGGTATAGTATTAGGGGCTATAAAGCTATTCTATGACGCTATTTCTAAGAATCAAAAAATAATGGACGCCCTTAGTACTGCCCTAGGTACTATAGGAATATTATTTGAGAAGGTTTTTAATGTAATTTTTAACGTAGTAGATACAGTAAATAAAGCTAGTAATGGATTTTCTGGCCTTACTGCGGTTATAAAAGGACTATTAACGTTATCGTTAACTCCTTTAAAACTAGTATTTAGCAGTATAGTACTAACTATTAAACAGGCTCAGTTAGCGTGGGAGCAGTCTTTCTTTGGTGGTAAAGACGAAGAAAAAATTAAGCAACTAACTAAAGACGTTAAAGACACACAAAAAGAAATACAGGAAACAGGGAAAGAAGCACTTAAAGCGGGTAAAAGTGTAGTAGAGAATTTTAGTGCGGCAGTCTCTGAAGTGGGCCAAGTAGTAGGCGGGGCAGTAAAAGGGATACAAGAAATTAACGTAAAGGGAGCATACGAACAGGCCGAAGCACAAACGCAGTTAAAAAATAGTGCGGAAGTGGCCGCAGCTCAGCAGCAACTATTACTAGAGGAGTACGACAGACAGGCCGAAAAGTTAAGACAGGTTAGAGACGAGGAGAGAAATTCTATAGACGATAGAATAAAAGCTAATAACGAGTTAGGCGATGTCCTAGATAAGCAAGAGGAAGCAATGCTAAAACTAGCTGACGCACAGATAGCAAGTGCCCAAGCTAATTTCGAAGCCAATAAAAGAACAGAAAACGAAGTAGCATTAATACAGGCTTTAGCTAACAAAAAGGCCATAGAGGCACAAATCGAGGGTTTTAGATCTGAGCAAAAAATTAATAATTTAGGCCTAGACAGAGAAAATGTAGAAATGATACAATCGCTTTCGGATAGTGAAGCTAAGCTATCTTTTGAGCGTAAGAGATACAACGCAGAGCAAATAGAAGACAAATTAGAGTCTTTAAAAGAGTTAAAGAAAATAGCACAGGAAGAGGCACACGACGAAATGTTAAGGCTCGAAAGAGTTGTCTTTAATGCTGAAATGGGAACACAGGCAGAAATAGACGCTTTAAAAGCACTTGACGAATTTAAAGAAGCTAGTAGACAGGCCAATATAGACGCAGATAAAGCAATAGCCGAGGAGGAGAAAAAACTCGCAGACGATAGGGCTAAGAGATTAGAAGAGAATAAAGAAGCCTTAAAACAACAGGCCACGGAACTATTAAACTCACTTGTAGACTTTAGTATAGCGTCCTCTAAAGCAGAAGAGGCTAGACTCCAAGATATGATTAATAACACGGAGGAAGGTACAGAGGCTAGAAAGAAAGCCGAGGCAGCATTAGAAAAGCAGAAAGAGAAGAGCTTTAAAATGGAGCAACAGGCCGCAATAGGTAGAACTCTTATTAGTACCGCACAGGGTGCTATGCAAGCTTATAACTCGCAGATAATACCTTTAGACCCGACTTCTATAGTTAGAGGGGCGTTAGCTGCGGCGTTAGTAACTTCTGCGGGACTTGCTCAAATAGCCACTATTAAAAAGCAGAAATTCTACGGAAGTGGAGGGGCGGGTATTTCACCACCGAGTCAACCAAGTTTAGGCGGAGGGGATGTCGGAACGCAGCCTAGAGGATTTACTACTCCGACCGTAGATACCGACGTACAGACTACAAAAGTTATAGTAACTGAGACCGATATTAGGAACGTTTCCAGGAATGTAGACGGGGTATATTCTAGGGCTACAGTAGTCCAATAAAAAAATATTTGTAAAAATACTTGATATTATCAATATTTTATTAGAGGCCATTTTTAAGCGTTTTAAGCAATTATCTCTATTCTAGAGTATGATTACACCTAAATTCTGAGATAATGTTTTCGTCTGATAATCAAGCAGTTACGAGAGTAAAAAAATGACACAAAATATTTTGTATTTTAATTTATTTTTTGTATAGATTTTTTATATAGTAGCTTGGACAAATAAAGGACTATAATATAAAAGACTATATACACTAAGTCGATAGTAAGTCGGACCTATTACGGACCTATTACGGACTGTACTGTAATTTCCTCTTTTTGCCACAATAGGTATATATAGGTAGATGGACTTACCATTTATAGAATTTAAATTAACAGACGAGGTAGAAGGCCTCCAAGCGATAGCTTTAGTAGATAGCCCCGCAATAGGGTTAAATTACCAAGCATTCGCCCCTCATAAATTCGAGGTAATAAACGAAGAGAAAAGAATAGTAATGGGGGCCGCTATGATTCCCGACCTACCTATCTATCGTAGAGATGAGAGAGGAGAATACTACGCTATCTTCAAAAAAGAGACAATTAAAGCACTCGTTCAAAAGCTATTTAAAGAGAATAAGCATAATAACTTTAACGAGCAGCATAATGCCTTTAAGATATTAGATGATGTTTTTATCTATCAATCCTTTATAACTGACGCCGAGCTTGGTATCTCAGCCCCCTCGGGTTTCGAGAATGTCGCAGACGGTACTTGGTTTATCGCTGCCAAAGTGGAGAATGACGAAGCTTGGGCCAAAGTTAAAGAGGAGGGTTTACTTAAAGGCTTTAGTGTAGAGGGAGTGTTTGATTTAGAGCCGTATAAATTTAAAAAGATGAATAAACTAAACTTAGAGAGCGTAATATCTACGCTAAAATCTGTGTTCGCAGACGCTGAGGTAGAAGAGACAGTAGAACAAAAGTTCGAAGAGGCTACTTTAGTTGACGGAACTATCGTTAAATGGGAAGGCGAATTAGCCGAAGGTGTGGCCCTAGTTGTGGTTATGCCCGAAGGAGAAGTAGCCGCTCCCGATGGAATCCACGAGTTAAGCGACGGTACAGTCGTAGAAACTGCTGGAGGCCTTGTAGTTAATATCGAAGCTATAGACGCTCAGAAAGAAGAGGAAAAAGAAGAGGAAATGTACGACAACGAATTTACTAGTGAAATGGTAAACGAACTTATCGAGAAGGCCGTAGCTAAATACGCTGAGGCTTTTACTGCTTCTTTAGACTTAATTAAATCTGAGAACGAAAGCCTTAAGGTAGAACTAGCGGAGATCAAATCTGCAAAAGAAGAGTTAAAAAATGAGTTTTCGTCCACACTCAACAAAGTAGGCGAGGAATTAGAAGAGATAGTTAAGAGCGAATCTGCTACCGCTTCTAAGCCACAGGAATTTAAAGCACTATCTAGAGCAGAAAGAGCCGCTCAGATGGGGGCAATTATAAGAGCAAATAAATAAAATAAAATAGAAAAATGAGTTTTGATGTATCAAGTTTGACAAACTATGTCAACGAACAATCGACAGACTTAATCTCAAGATTATATTTTGAGAAAACGTCAAGTGACTACTTCACACTTCAATCTGGGGTAAAAAAAACTGATGCTTTGCATCTATTAGCAGTAACTGCATTTCCACAAGACGGAAGCGGATGCTCTCCTAGTGCTTCGGGCGACGTAACTTTCTCTGACAGAAACCTAACAGTAGGACAAATTACTTACTTTAGTGGATTTTGTATGAAGGATTTAATCCCTAAGTATACTCAAATCTTGCTTAGAGCGGGTAACGGAGAGACTGAGGAAATGGCCTTCGAAGCTGAGGTAGCAGAATCTGTTATCTCTACTATTATGGAGCACAACGAGGTAGCAGATTGGCAAGGAGACACGGCTTCTGCTAATGTTTATATCAATCGTTATGACGGTTTAATTAAAATTATCGACGCTGCTACTACTGCGGTAGACGGTAATACTACTGCTGCTACTGCTATCACTTCGGGAGCTTCGGGTAACGTAGATACTTTAATTAGCGATATGGCTAACGCTAGACCCGCTAAAGTTAAGTCTGCTGCTAACCAAGTTCTATTCGTAGGACAGGATACTTTCGATAAGTATGTAGACACTTTAAACGCTAAGAATCTATATCACGTAAACGCTACTGACTGGGCAAACTATACGGTTTCTATTCCAGGAAAGAACGTAACTTTAGTAGGTGTTGTAGGATTAGACGGTACTAACAGAATGTTCTTAGGTACACAAGAAAATTTCTTCCTAGGTTTTGACCTTCAAAATGACGAGGAAGAGTTTGATATGTGGTATGATAAGAAAGACGATAAGGTATATTATAGAGTTAAATTTAAGAGAGGTTTACAAGTAGCATACCCTGACGAGATAGTTGAATTTACACTAGCATAATTAAAAAAAAAAATTATGAGTTGTAGTTTAACAAGCGGCTTTGCGGTCGGATGTAATGATTCAATCGGGGGAGTTAAAGCCTTCTATATTGAGAATATGCCTAGCGATATGGTAATAGCTACCAACGCAACAGGCGAAGCGACGTCGATTACCAATACGGCGGCAGATATGGCGTACTTTAAGTACGAATGTACTTCTGCTCAAGGTGCGGCTTCAACATTCAACGATAATCCAACCGTAAACGACCAAAACGGAACAAGCTTTTTTGACCAAACCGCGACGTACGTTCTTAATAAAATGGAACAAGCTAAGCGTAATGAGGTTAAAATGATAGCAAGAGCCAAAATGACTATTATTATCGAGGATAATAACGGGAAATATTGGTTAATGGGAGAGACGAACGGAGTTAGATTAACTTCGGGCGAGGCAGGTAGTGGAACTGCTCTAGGGGATAGAAACGGCTATAGCCTTTCATTCCAAGCTCAAGAATTTGAGCCTATGAGAGAAGTTACAGAGGGAGCCTTCCCACTAGCATAAGAGAAACTAACTCTAAATAGTAACGGGCCCACTTCTTAACGGGGTGGGCTTTTTTTAAAAATATCAAATGGACATAATTACTAAGGACGCTACCAATTATATTTACTGTAATATCTCAAACGAGGTAGAAAACACTTACTACACTATGTCTATAGAGGCCCCAGAGTACGAAGTTAATGTAACTTTAGAAGCTCCCGACGGGGTAAACGATAGGTATGTAGCTTTTGAATTAATAGAAGGGACGCAAGACCTTCCTAATGCTACAATAGAATTACCTAATAACGGAGATTATCCTTATAAAATAATTAACGCTACAAGCCTAGGCGGTACTGAGGGAATAGAAATCCACAGAGGAATTTTAAGGCTAAAACAACCTAAAGAAATTGTATATTCGTATACAGACGAACAGAACACTTACATATATGAATAAGTTTCCAATAGTTACAGAATTTGCGTCGGCTGAAGTGCCCCAATTTTTAGAAAAAAAGAACCAGAATTTAGTATACTTCGGGGCGGATAATTTATACCCCTTTGAATTAATAGATCTTTACAACGATTCGAGCACTCATAACGCTATAGTTAACGGGAAAGTGGGCTATATTGTAGGTAATGGCCTAGAAGGTGGGTGTATTGAGTCTATGAAATGGCTATCACAGGCCAACATAGACGAAGATTGGACGTCATTAACTAAAAGATTAACGCTAGATTACGAGTTATTTAACGGCTACGCTATAGAAGTTATAAGAACTAAGGTAGGAAATCAATATCATCATTTAGATTTTGCTAATATTAGATTGGGCCTAGACGGTAGTATAAAATACGCTGACGATTGGATAACTGAAAAGGGGACTAGAAACTCTAAACCTACTATTCAGTATCTAGATAGGTATAATCCTAGAGACTTAGAACAAAAAAGAGGCGTAATTTATCACGTCGACTACAGACCTAACCTAAAATATTATCCTTTACCTGTATACGTTGGCTCACTTGCTGAGATTAAGACAGACGTTCAAATAGGCGACTATTGGTTAAACGAAGTAAAGAACGGATTTGTAGGCGGTACATTAATACAACATAATAACGGAGTACCCGAGACAAAAGAAGAGGCCGAGAAGTTCGAAAAGGCCTTCCAGGAAAAGTTCGGTAAGGCTACAGGTACTAAAATAGTACACTTATTTAGCCCAACTAAGGAGAACGGAAGCGAAATTACTAACCTAAACGGCAACGACCTACACAATAGATATATAGAAATGTCTAACAGGGTTAAAGAATCTATCTTTATAGGCCACAGGGTTACTAATCCTATCTTATTCGGAGTGAAAGAAGAGGGCCAACTAGGGGCTAGGAATGAGCTTGATTTAGCGTATGAGATATTTACTAACACTTATATAGCAGAGAGACAAAATACGCTCCTTAGAACGATTAAAAAATTAGCTTTCTACGATATACAAAAAACGGATATAGATATAGTACCTCTTAAGCCTATAGATACTGTAGATTTAACTAGCGATATTATCCTAGCTAATATGTCTAGAGAGGAAATTAGAGGAATGATAGAGGAGCAGACGGGTATAGATTTAGTAGAGGAGTCTGTAGAAGTAGAGGAAGTTACTTCTAACCCTATAACTCCCGAGGCAGTAAATGAGCCTACAGTAGAGAAAATAGAAGAGGTAGACGAAGAGAAAGAGCAAAAAGAAGCCTCTTATAATGGTGCACAGATAGCTTCGGCCCTTGCAATCGTAGAACAAGTTAAAAATAACGTACTATCTCCTAGTCAAGGTAAGGCCTTTTTAATGGAGTTTCTAAGGCTTTCAGATTCTGCGGCTTCTAAATTACTCTCAGAGGGTTTTAGTATAGCAGAAAGATTCGAAAAAAAAGATAATAGCCTAGCTAAAATAGAGCAAGACGGTAAGCCTTTATTTGATACTAAAGAAGAGGCCGAAAGAGTAGCTAAAGAATTAGGGTGTAGCGGGTCTCACGAACATATTATAGATGGCGTTACTTGGTATATGCCCTGTAGTGAGCATTCAGACCTAACAGACGAATTATTAGAGGGGTTTAATGCTATAACTAAATTCGATACTTATAACGATTACCCAAAAGCGGCCAGGAGAAACGCACAGACGGCTCTAAATTGGGCAGAAAAAAACGGGTGGGGGTCTTGTGGGACGCCCGTAGGAAAAAAAAGAGCCTCGATGTTGTCTAACGGTGACAGTTTGAGCCGTGAAATTATCGCTAAAATGGCAGCCTTTGAGAGGCATAGACAAAACTCTAAGAAAAAACTAGGCGACGGGTGCGGCCGTTTAATGTGGTTAGCTTGGGGAGGCGACGAAGGTATCGCTTGGGCCCAAAGAAAACTAAAGCAAATAGACTCTGAGAAGATGTCGGCGTGTAGTTGTTTTGATAAAGACGAAGATATAAGCCACCTGTTCGATAATATCGGAGAATCTGAGGACAAATACGAGGTTATAGATAGCTTTGATATAGACTACGATAAAAATGGCAGCCCTATGGAGTTCGCTACTAAGGAGCAAGGTATAATACAAAGAGTCTTAAAAGTAGTATTAACAAATCCACTTATAAAGGCTACGGGTATATCTGAATTATTAGGCCTTAATTTCGACGAACTTTTAGGCTCTATTAATATCTTATCTACTTCGGACTTAATCGAAATAGAGGGTACTGATATAGGCCTAACAGATAAAGGAGAGCGAGTAGCTAAAGCTATAGACGTCCCAGAATTCGAGGTAAGGTATAAATACGAGTTAAGAACAGACGCCCCACCATTAAAAGAAGGCGGAAGATCAAGAGATTTCTGTAGAAAAATGGTAGCAAAAAAGAAGCTATATACTAAAAAAGAAATAGACGTTTTAAGAAACGATATGAAGTCTAGTCCTATAGCAGACGTTACAGACGTTTGGTTAGCTAGAGGTGGTTGGTATAGAAGGCCAAACACAGGCGTAAGTATACCTTACTGTCGCCACCAATGGAAACAAAAAATAGTTAGAAAGAAAAAATGATTTTAATAGTAAGTCCCGCATTTATTAAAGAGAATACCGTACTACACTACAACGTAGACGACGGATACCTAAAGCCTCTAATAGATAGTATTCAAAATACGTTTGTAAGGCCAATATTAGGGAGTGCACTTTTTGACGAAATACTAGCACAAATTAAAACTAATAGTGTAAGTACTTTAAACGAAACACTTATTAAGGAGTATTTAAGAGACTCTTTAAAATGGGAAGTATGCCACAAATATACCAGGATAGGGACTTATAAATTAAGAAATAAGGGAGCGGGTACGCATTCGGGAGATAATTTTAGCCCTTTAAGCGAGGGAGAATTAGTCGTAGCTAAAAATATATACAAAGATAACGCCGACTTTTATAGACGTAAATTAAAGCTCTATCTAAAACAAAACGAGAACGATTATCCACTATATAAAAATCCACCTAGCGGAGTAGACGTAGTATATCCCGAACAAGACACCCAATGGAGAAGCCAATTTATACTGTAAATAAAGAAGAGAAGCTAAAAAAATATGTCGAAAAGTTTAACGATAAAAAACATAAGGACGATAATGGAGGGGATAAAGGCAGAACATCCTCAAATAAACACTATTCTAAAAGGTAATATATACGACGTCGATTTAACTAAAGACGTTACAGGAAGTTATCTTATATATGAAGTAGTGAATATTAGTCCTAACGGCTTTAATGGGATAGATTATTCTCTAGATATATTTTTATGCGATAATGTTACAGAGATCAACACAGAGTCAAATGAGGTAAGCGTTCAAAACGAATGTTGCCTAATCGCTCTAGACATTATGTCAATATTTGAAAACTATAACAAGGCCACTTACGCCGACAAAGATTTAGCTTTAGTTTTGAATAAGACTTGGAGCATACAACCATTCACCGAAAGATTCGATAGTCTATATTCTGGAGCAGCGATTAGTATGTCGTTAAGCTCTGCATATGGCTACGCAAGATGTAAAATACCAATATAAAAAAAAATGACAATAACTGAACTACAATTATCAAGAAACGGACAGAAATATGTATCTGGAGATGTTACATTTGCTGCTTCCGACAAAGTAGCTTATCTCGTAGTTAACGAAAATGCTACATTCGCTAACCTAACTGACCAAAGCGATAACAACGTATTAACTGAAAGTGCCTTAACTGGTGCAACTCTTTCTGCTGGTATGATTATATCTGCTAAAAATGGCGGACTTATGAAAAGGGTTAACGTATCGACTGGAAGTGTTTTAGCTATATTTGGATAATGTATAGCTACGGATACCAATACGGAAAAAAAACTAAACGGATATCGGAAGGGCAACTGATATTTGATGGCTTTGTGGTACGTGTAGAAGCCGATGGCGGAGAAACAGAAAACAGAGAATGTGCTATTAACGATTTAAATGATTTAGTATGATAGATAAGGCAAGTTTAATACAGATACCAAGTGGGTATAAAAACGGAAAGCTATACTCGTTAAAACCTAACCCAACGTATGGGAGTGAGTTGGTTGTTAACGGAGATTTTACTACCGATTCAGATTGGACAAAAGGTAGTGGATGGAGTATTGTTAATGGCGAAGCAGTTCATACTGGTTCTGGAGATTATATAGAGCAAGGTTCGCTCGTACAAGGTAAAAATTATAGAGTTGTTATTGTTGTAACACAAGCAAGTGGAAGTGGTTTTCCTCAAATATATATGGGTGGTTTATCAACTGCTATGACTTCTCCGAACACTTACACTTTTGATATAACTGCACAAAGTGGCGATAAAATAAAGTTAAGAGCTGTTGGTGTATCTTGTAAAGTAGATAGTATATCTGTCAAAGAAATTTTAGTTGCTGACGGCGATTTCACTTTCTCTCGTTCATCAAGCGGAACGAGGGTAAATAGTGATGGGTTGATAGAGACTGCTCAAGTTTTAGGTAGTGAGTTGATTACTAACGGAGATTTTAGTAATGGGGGTGCAAATTGGAATTACACCTTAGGTGTATGGGATTTTAGTAGTGGTCTTGCGTCTTGTAATGGGACTCAATCTGGATTGTCGTATTTAAATCAATCTGGAGCAATAGTGTCTGGAAAATTATATAAAGTCACTTACGAGATTACATCTATTTCTGCTGGAGAAATTAGAGTATTTGTTGGAGATGTAAGCGGTTTGGCAAGAACAACTACTGGAGTTTTTACTGAATATATAACTGCTACAAGTACAAATTTTTGGTTGAGAGTGAATTCTACTTTTACTGGCTCAATCGACAACGTATCTGTCAAAGAAGTATTTCAAAACGATGTTCCTCGCTTGGATTATGATGGAAGTTGTGCGAGTTTATTACTTGAAGGACAGTCAACGAATTTAGTTACTTATAGTGAGGATTTGAGTCAATTAACATCAAAATCTAATATTACAATTACTGACAATCAAGTAATATCTCCAGATGGGACATTAAACGCTGCTTCTTTTATTGATAATTCTACAAGTGGAGTTCATAGAGCGTTTACAATTTATTCATCAAGTATTGCAAGTGGTCAATTAGTTTCTCATAGTATTTTTGCTAAAGCAAAAGAACATAAATGGTTTCAATTATCAACAGGAGGGAGTACAAATGACCAATGGGCAAATTTTGATTTAGAAAATGGTGTAATAGGTAATTCATCTTCTTCTGCTAATCCAATTATAGAAAACTATGGCAATGGATGGTATAGATGTATTTTATTTGCTACAACATCAGCAACTAATGCTTCTTTAGCTGGATTAATAACATTAACAAATAATTTAGACGCAACATTAAGAAGTCCATCTTATAGTGGTAGTAATGGGGGTGTTTATGTATTTGGATTACAAATAGAACAAGGTTCTTATAGCACATCCTACATCCCTTCAAATAGTGGCTCATCTACGACACGTTCAGCAGATGTCTGCAACAATGCTGGGACTGCTGCGACGTTTAATAGTACAGAGGGTGTGTTGTTTGCAGAAATAGCAGCGTTAAATGATTCAACATCGACTTCTGTTTATTCAATA